CGGTGGTGAAGAAGAAGTAGGTGGTGAAGAAGTTGAAGCTGAAGGTGAAACTGAAGAAGCTGGTCCAGAAGAAGCAGAAGAAGGATTCTGGGACGAAGACGAAGAAGACCTCGGTGCATCAAATCTTTCAAAAGAAGTTAACTACGGTAAGAATAACAAGGTTGGTACTCTCAAAACACAATCGGGTGGTGCTACATCAGCTTATACAGACAAAGTAGGTCAAGACGGTGACCATGGTCACGCTCTTGTAAATGCAAAACAGCCTAACATGGGTACAAGCAACAAAGTTGGTACACTTAAGACTGGTAAGTCAGCATTCGAACAATAATTAAAACTTAATTATAAAAGCCCGGTAGTTTATGACTACCGGGCTTTTTTGTATAAATAATAGTATGGTAACATTTAAGGATTATTTACTTGAATACGCAAGCAAAGAGAAATCTACTTTCTTCGGTATTTCAAAAATGAAATCAGGTCGCAATGGTAAGGACTGGAATAATCCTCATGGTAGAAAGCATATAAATACTGTCGCTAAGGAATACAAACATAAGCACCCTATAGTAGATAGGGTAGCATACGGTCATGATAATAATGTATCTGTAGCTGGTAAAGTATTAGAACAAATATTAAAGCTGTATGATACAGAGTTTAATGTAGGTACAAAGTCTTTAGGTAATTCAGTTAACATTACAATGTCAACAGATAATAGAGGTAATATAAAAGCAATTATATCAAAGAAAATTAAACAAAATGGCATGTAATACATCAAGACAAAATTGTTCTATTGACAGTGTATTTGCTGCTGTAGCTACACCAGGCTGCAGTCAGTTTGCTAACCCTATAAATTTTCAAGCAGAACAGCTTATCTACGATGCTGCTTTTAAAGATATAATTAATAGCTTTGGTGTACCAATTAATTATTATGTTAATACCTTTAACTTATTATCAGCAGATCTTATTTACGGCGAACAACCTACCTCACGTTTCGCAGGACCGTTTGAAATATTAATGTATGTTGAGCTAACCGAGAATGCTATTAACCTATCTAGATTCGGTTTTGCTTCTGATGATGAACTTACAGGATATCTACACATTGATACATTCACTACAACACTAAGTAACGTTGTTAACTATAGTAGTTTCAATCAAGTTGTAGAACCTAAATCAGGTGATATTATTGAACTTACTGCTCTTGGTTGCGATAGACCTAATGGACGTGGATCTAAGTGGTTTGAGATTACTGAACGAGTTGATCAGGACGTCGCTTCTATTAACCCATTACTAGGTCACTATACATATAGAATTAAAGCTAAGAGATACGAGCACTCTTTCGAGCCTGGATTATCTGGCGAACGTCAAAATCAGCAAGTATACGAAAATTCTTTCTCTGGTGTTATATCGTCTAATATACCGGGTGTAAGTGCTTCTGAAGCCAAGTCATATACTTTCGATATAGATGTTGTATCTCAAAATACTGTCTTTGATATGGGTGTTAATGATACAGATATCTATGGTAGTTACTACTAATAAAAAAACTCATGCATTAATGCATGAGCTTAGTTATAAGTATAATTTAACCTTAAATTATTAGTTGATATTGTAAAGAGCTTTTACAGCTGTAACAACATCACTATTTGACCACTCGGACGGAGTATCATAATTATCACCAGAGAGTTGATCTAATTCAATTCTCTGCCCTTGAATAAAAACAAATACTTTTTTATCACCAGGAATATCGACTATGCGTTCAATTACTATTTCATTAATTGTCTCTTCGACGAGTGGTTGTTTGACGATTGTTAGCGGTGCTTGTAAATCTATTTGTAAACTCATATTAATATTATTTACTCATATAAGGAAATTTTTAACTACTTTGTTTCCAGAATTCATACCCATTAGTAGCGCTACATAAGTCAGGTCCTAAAATTTCCATAGCTTTAGACTTAGATGGTGTTATTTTTTCTCTAATGGTGTGTAAATCGACATAGTTATAAACACTATCATCCTCCGGGGTTAGATTCTTAACATTATTAAAATCATGCTTAAATCTAGGAACACCTAAAAAATCCCAAATGGTGTTCATAGTATTTTCTGGCTCACGAGTAAAAAAATCATAATCAATTAAAAGAAATCTATCACCTAATCCTCTATGAAAAGCATCTCTCAGTATATTATAAGCTATACCTACTTCACCACTTAACCCGCCCCAGTGCTGCATTCTACCTTCAGTATTAATACACTGCGGCATAGGACCTGGGGGTGGAAATTTATATGTACCCTTTCTATAGAGAGATTCGAAAGATGCAAGAACCTCTTTTAGATCTCTAACCGGAGCTATAATTTTTACCTTTTTATTTAAAATAGTTTCAAGCATCTCTATAGAGCTTCCCCAACCTCTACACTTATCTATAATATAGGGTTTATCAGTATTATGATATGTATGTAGCGTAGAAGTTAAAACTCTCTTCAAGTTTTCATCATCCCCCGCTTTCTTATCAGCTTTATGTTCAATTATATTATTCCAAGACATTTTAATATCATAAAGTAATTGTTGTAACCCTGAAGTAGGAGTACAGAACACATCAGTATTCTGAGCCATAGTATTCATTAAGAGGGTTGACCCTGATCTAGGTAATCCGCCCATATAGAATACTTCCTTCACTTCAGTACCTCCGTTAGGTCAAATATTTCTTCTAATGAGGTATAAGGACACTCGTGTATAACTCCGTTAAAGCTATAATAAAACAGGTAAGACTGTATTCCTCCGCTGGGGCAAGTAGTTCTTGGTAATATATTTTCATGTAGTGGATATCCAAAAATTTCCGGTTGGGTACCTATCCAAAAGACAGTAGAAGGAAGATTGAGAGCAGCTGCCATATGCTGTAAAGATGAATCAATTAGTATTCTTTTACTAGAGGCTTCTAAAAAACCTGCTAAAACTTTCTTATTCTGCATTACATCATAACGCGTTACGTTATTTAAAATGGGATGATGAGGGTAGCAAATATGAACAACATTATACTTTTCAGAGTAGTGATTAGCGATTTGTTGTGCTATCCCTGGGTGTATATCTCTCGTCCATGAATAAGGCATATCTTGATTAAATGGACCTCCAAACGGTTGAAACAGCATAATGGGCTTACCGCTTGGTAAAAGATTGCGTGCTGATTCTCTTTCTCTAAAATTTAAATAAAGTTCAGGTAAACCGCCGTCATACTCTACTCCTATCATATTACACCAGCTTTCAACAATATTATTTTTCTTAGTAACATGAGATGTGGTCTTATATGGATCATGAGCAAATATTTCAATATCTTTATTCAAGATATAATCTTGATAAAAATAAGGCATATTGCCTATCTGATAAGATCTAGATACATTTTTATTTAGCAGGAAGACATCCGGATAAGCTGTTGCTACTATAATATTGGTGTCTAGATTTTGCTTTTTATAGCATCTAATTACGGACGAAGCTACTATATTTTTACCTACACCGCCTTCAATATGAAAAATAGATGTTTTTAACATATAGTAATTTAGTCTTCCTATTACTTAAATCAATCTGCTTATAAAGATAATAACGGTAAATTGAAAAATACATCGTTTATTCTAATTCTAAGAGATGAAACAGAATTAGTTAAAGTACCGCCTGGAACAACGCTTAGTGGGAAGCTAGCAGATCCAAGTACTAATTGATTAGGACCTGTTGGTATAGCACAGCTACCAATCGCAATTGAAGCGCATGCATTTGAAGCGCCATAACCTGCATTAAAACCTAAGAAAGTTGAATGACAAGCACTTGTAGCACCACGACCAGCACTTAATCCTATGAAGGTAGAATTACAAGCATTTGTAGCACAAAAACCAGCAGCATTACCTAAGAAATTAGAATTACTAGCATTTATAGCACTACGTCCAGCATACCTACCTATGAAATTGGAGTTACAAGCATTTGTAGCTTGATTACCAGCATTTAGACCAAAGAAATTGGAATAACGTGCATTTGTAGCACTACGCCCTGCACTTAATCCTAAGAAATTAGAGTTACTAGCATATGAAGCATTTCGACCAGCTTGATTACCTAAGAAATTAGAGTTACTAGCACATGTAGCATTACAACCAGCTTGATTACCTAAGAAATTAGAGTTACTAGCATATAAAGCAGTACAACCAGCTTGATCACCTAAGAAATTAGAGTTACAAGCATATAAAGCATTACGACCAGCTTGATCACCTAAGAAATTAGAGTTACTAGCACATCTAGCATTACAACCAGCACGATTACCTAAGAAATTAGAGTTACAAGCATATAAAGCATAAGAACCAGCAGCATTACCTAAGAAATTAGAATTACTAGCACCTGTAGAAATAAAACCAGCACTTAATCCTATGAAGGTAGAATTACAAGCACCTGTAGCACCAAAACCAGCACTTAATCCTATGAAGGTAGAATTACAAGCACCTGTAGCACCAAAACCAGCACGACTACCTAAGAAATTAGAGTTATTTGCACTTAAGGCATTACAACCAGCTCTAACACCTATGAAATTAGAAAAACTAGCATTTGTAGCGCCATAACCAGCATAATTACCTAAGAAATTAGAACAACTAGCATTTATAGCACTACGTCCAGCATTTAGACCTAAGAAATTAGAGTTACAAGCATATATAGCATTACAACCAGCTTGATTACCTAAGAAATTAGAGTTACTAGCACTTGTAGCATTTCGACCAGCATTATTACCTAAGAAAGTTGAATGACAAGCACTTGTAGCGCCATAACCAGCATTAGTACCTAAGAAATTAGAAAAACAAGCACCTGTAGCACCAAAACCAGCTTGATTACCTAAGAAATTTGAGCAACATGCATTTGTAGCACTACGACCAGCATTTAAACCTAAGAAATTGGAGAAATAAGCATTTGTAGCACAATAACCAGCTTGATTACCTATGAAATTAGAGTTACTAGCACTTATAGCACAAAAACCAGCATTATTACCTAAGAAATTAGAAAAACAAGCACCTGTAGCACCACAACCAGCACGATTACCTAAGAAATTTGAGCAACATGCATTTGAAGCGCCATAACCTGCATTAAAACCTAAGAAATTAGAAAAACAAGCACCTGTAGAATTAAAACCAGCACTTAATCCTATGAAGGTAGAATTACAAGCACTTGTAGCACAAAAACCAGTAGCATTACCTAAGAAATTAGAATTACTAGCATTTGTAGCACAACGACCAGCATTATTACCTAAGAAATTAGAGTTATTTGCATTTGTAGCACCATTACCAGCATTAGAACCTAAGAAATTTGAGCAACATGCATTTGTAGCACTACGACCAGCACTTAATCCTAAGAAATTAGAAAAACTAGCATTTGTAGCACAATAACCAGTACGACTACCTAAGAAATTAGAGTTATAAGCGTTTGTAGCTTGATTACCAGCTCTAAGACCTAAGAAATTGGAGTTATTTGCATTTGTAGCACAACGACCAGCACAACTACCTAAGAAATTAGAGTTATTTGCACTTAAGGCATTACAACCAGCTCTAACACCTATGAAATTAGAAAAATTAGCATTTGTAGCACAATAACCAGCATAATTACCTATGAAATTAGAACAACTAGCATTTGTAGCATTACAACCAGAATTAGTACCTATGAAAATAGATCTAATAGCATTTGTAGCATTACGACCAGCATTACCACCTATGAAATGAGAATTACTAGCACCTGTAGCACCACAACCAGCACAACTACCTAAGAAATTAGAGTTACTAGCAAATGTAGCACCACGACCAGCATACCTACCTATGAAATTGGAATAACTAGTAAATGTAGCACCACAACCAGCATTATTACCTAAGAAATTAGAGTTACAAGCATTTGTAGCATTACAACCAGCTTGATTACCACCAAACAGACTATTGGGGTTTACATTTGATACTGGAAAATTTCCTATATTAATAGCACTAGTAGAAAATGTTTGAGTAGCTGAGAATTGATTATTTGTATTCTTTAAAGCATAATTAGCGCTATTAGACGCTACCGTTGTGTAGACGTTATCCCAGTTCGCACTATTAGCGTTTGTATTAGTATAAGCATTAGTCCAGTTCGCACTATTACCTTGTACAGCAGTATATGTGTCATCCCAATTACCGCTATTACCTTGTACAGCAGTATATGTGTCATCCCAATTACCGCTATTACCTTGTACAGCAGTATATGTGTCATCCCAATTACCGCTATTAGCGTTTGTATTAGTATAAGCATTAGTCCAGTTCGCACTATTAGCTAAAGTTGTCGTGTAAGCATTAGTCCAGTTCGCACTATTAGCTAAGGTAGTTGTATATGTTGATTGCCATACACCAGAAAGCGCAGCTAATTCTGTATCCGCTAACAGTATACCCGATAAAAGACTGGTAATAGAATTGAGACTACCTGCTCTTGTAACGCCATCTTGGACTAAAGGTAATATTTCATTACCCGTATATGGTAAGTTAGTATTAGGTAACTCAGAAATCTTTATATTCATAATATTATTTATTGATTTATGTAGTTTTTACATTATAATAATTACATATGATCGTTTTTGATGAAAAATCACATACATACACGAATAGTGAGACAAATAGAAAATATATATCTGTTACTACATTACTAGGCAAGTATAAAAAGGCGTTTGATTCGCACGCTCATTCCCTACGAGTTGCAGAGCGTGAGGGTGTAACGCAGAAGTTTGTATTGGAGAGCTGGGCTGCTACAACAAAAACAGCAACAGATCGTGGAACAAAGATTCACCAGTTAATGGAGAAGTTTGTAAAATTTGGTGAAGTTGATGATAGTTATAATTACCTTTATAAGAGTTATGCTAATTTAATTGATAAGCATATTGGTAACTTTAAACAAGTTTTATCAGAAGAGCTCTTGCATTTAGATGAATATGAAGTTGCAGGTATATCTGACTTGATATATGAACGTAAAGATGATTTTATTGTTGGTGACTTTAAAACAAATAAACAATATAGATTTTCTAATAATTACAACGATTACCTTAAAGCTCCTATTGATCACTTACAAGCTTGCGAGTTTAACACCTACGCTTTACAGCTATCTATGTATGCTAGAATGTTTGAACAAAAATCAGGTAAGAAATGTAGTAAGATTGTAACATTTTATCTTGAACAAGATCAATGGGTACCGTATCACTCTAATTATCTTAAAACAGATATTAATAATATTTTAGAGCATTATAAATCTAACTTTAAAGCTTAATATATTTTAAAAAATATATGCCGTTAGATTAATTATTTGTAAATTAATTAAATAGTAACAATGAATAAAGGAACACTAACACGTAAAATAAATGAAAAGATTGATAAAATTACAAATTCAATTTATGAATTACGTGATTTGCTTGATGATACTGAAAACGGTGATCTCTCGCAAATGGGTAATGATTTAGCTGATGCTATGATCGAATTTATATCTGATAATGATATTGTAACTAGTAGTGATATTTTAGAATATATCGAAGAGTACTACGGTAAAGGTAAATAATATGAAAGCATTCAAATCTTTTTTTAAACCTGTAGATAATACTGTTGAATACGATCCTGAAGAACTCGCAAAAGGTATAAAGGTAGAGAGTGAGCATACACCTTATAAAGCCATTGCTACTATTATCGCGAAACAGCACCTCGCTGAAGACCAGGAATATTATACAAAGCTTGCAAAAGAAAACCTTTAATCTTACTTGATTTAAACGGTGGG